TGAAAGCAACTGACAAAAATATGATGCGCGGCAAAAACGACTTGTCATCGGATCTTATTTACTATTATCGGCTTTTGTACTCTGTTGTTCATAGTGTTGGTTCTCCGTATAAAAAGATTGGCAAAAGCGTCAGAAACTTTGAAAACGGAGAAAGAGTAATGTATGGGCGAGTTGACAGGGAGTATGTTGCCATTTTGCCAAAAGAAGAACTGCTAGTGGCTCCCTCGGGCCAGACAGGCACGCAATTAGTTAGGGTAATGCCCTTCGTAGCAGATGCATTTGAGGATTTTCAAAAGGCATTTCAGTCAGCACTGTACGCCAAAAAGATAAGTGGCAATGACGCTTTTTTGTCGACGCCAATGCCAAAGAAGGGGTACATGTCCCCTACTCAACAATATAAAGAATATCGTCGTGCCATGTTTAAGATATTTATAAAATACTTAGACGCCTTAGACTGCCACAAGAAGATAACAGATTTTGAGAGCTTTCAGATTTACTTTATGGACTTTGTTAGAAACACAACTGCCCGGGCCCCTTTTACCATAGAAGGGTTTCAAAGAAGCCACCTTGCACACCCGCACATGTCTGGACTTGTAATAGACTTAGCAGACACGCTAGATCCGGCAGACGACAAGGCAAAAGTTGAAAAGATTTTTGAAAGCCCCAATTACAGATTTTATGAAAACGCCGCAATGCAGTTTGGGTTTTCTATTGACAAAAACTGTCCTTGGAGACTGGTTGCAGATTTGGGTAGCCCCGTTATGCTCACATACATGGAAAATAGAGGATTTTCTTCAGTTGACAGGGTATTAAGAAAGTGTTATGATAAGGCTTATATGAGCGGGTACAATATATTCAAAACTATGTTAGAAATGTATTATAATAGTTATATCGATCTCAAGAAGCGAGTAGTCTTTCCGAAGCGTAACTCGAAAGGGGACTATATTAGTGCCTCACTAAAGAGGAGCCAAACTAGTCTTGCTGATTTATCTTTTGAATATGGCGAATCATACTTTTTAGAAAAATATATCACCATTAGAAATTTAGAAGAAGGGGGAATGTTTAGTGAGCAGAAAGTGCAGCTTATGCTGAGTCGCTCGTTAGAGATGATCCAAATAAGCGGTACAGAGTCGGCATTAAAGTACATCAATGAACAACTTTCTGATACCACCAATCGCTCTGGCTCGCTTGCACAGCGGAAACACAGAAGAAAAAAGAAAAAAGAAGAAGAAAAAGCCTTGCAATCTCAACCAAAACCGGGTACAATGAAATACTAGGTAGGTGTTCTTTGCTGTTTCAAGCACTAGATAACAAAAATGAATGTATTGGCGTATATGCCAACGGGGAGTTGATCTATGAACTCCCAGAGAATCTGACAAAAACGTGGGGATATTCCTCATTTCTTTCGGAACGAGAAATTGAATATGCTAGCCTATATTGCATGGGCAAGGACATATCAGAAGTGTGTCCCGAAGGATTAAGAGAGGAGTGGGCTTTGTCTTCTGAACGCATGCGCGCTTATCTGAAATCCTTTACAATTGCAAAGATATCCCTAGACGACAATTGTTTTTTCGACCTGATCCCGAAACGTCATTTAATGGAATTGTGCGAAGTTAAGAATAAGATAGCAGAGCATGTTTTCCAGACATATGAGAGGCCAAGGAATTATGAACATCTCTTGGCAGTCACGAAACTTGTGGAAGACATCGCGCAACAGCCGTTGAAAGTAAACTCCGCGAACATAAAACACCTCAGAGCCAGCTTGCAGGCTCGAAATTTTTTAAAGAAAATTCAACGATCATCGTCGTATTGTAAATATGTCGTCGACGGAACTAAAACCGGCAGGTTGACCGTAAGGCCAAACAGCTTTCCTATTTTGACAATGAATAAAGATTTTCGCTCTGTCCTAGAGCCTCAAAATGATTGGTTTGTCGAATTAGATTACAATGCCGCCGAATTGCGAGTATTGTTGGCCTTGCTTGAAAAGGAACAGCCAAAAGGCGATATCCACAAGTGGAACTTGGAAAATGTGTTCAAAGGAATGAATACCAGATCTGGGGCGAAAAAGAGGGCCTTTGCTTGGCTGTATAACCCAAATTCAGAAGATACGCTTATGGATCACTTCTACGAAAGAAACGTGGTTGTGGATAAATTTTGGGACGGCTCTAACGTAAACACCTGTTTTGGCAGAACTATTCCGGCTGACTCCTTTCACGCACTAAACTATATTGTCCAAAGCACCTGTGCGGATATGGTCTTGGAGCAAGCATGCAAAATACATCGATTGCTGGCTCATAAACGCTCCTCAATCGCGTTTGTGGTTCACGACAGTATAGTGCTCGACTTTGCGGACGAAGACCGTCAGACGCTAGCTGAGCTTGTTAGTGAATATTCCACTACAAGGTTAGGTCAGTTCATGGTAAACTTGAACGCAGGAAAAAACTTTGGCAACCTTAAACCATTGAGGACGTAAATGGATAAAATCATCGGCCTAGGCGCCGCCGGCTGCAATGTGGTCAAAGAATTTCAGAAATTCCCACAATATACTGGATATCAGCTTGACGTTGGCCTTAAAGGTCTAAAGAAAAATGGAATATATTCTATAGAACCGCAGGAAACCCCAGAAGCATACGAATCTGGTTGTCCTTCTGTTAAAAATTTTCTGAAAGAGGCGAAGCCTACAGTAAAGTTCGTACTTGCTGGATCTGGCAAAATTGCAGGTGCGACACTTTCAATTTTAGAGCAAATCAAGGATAGAGATATCCACGTTTTGTTTGTGAAGTCTGACGAGCGGCGCCTGAGTGAACACGCACGGCTTACTGAACGTGCAACTTTTGGAATCTTGCAGGAATACGCCAGATCGGGGCTTTTGGGCTCTATTGAACTTGTTAGCAACAAAGCGGTCAGTGGTATTTTGGGGAAAGTTCCGGTTATGGGATATTATCCAGCGATTAACGAACTAATGATCAACACCATGCACATGATTAACGTATTTGACAACTCAACTCCTATTATATCGGACTTTTCCCCGGTTTCAGAGATTAATAGAATTGCAACGTATGGGGTCTGCCCGTTCGAAGAAAAAAATAAAGAAAATTTGTTTTTTCCACTTGACAACGTTCGACAAATGAGGTATTATTTTGCTATAAATCAAAAACAATTAGAAGAAGACACAGAATTAAACTATAAAATTAATGAGTTTTTGGACGACTCACAAGAAGAAGAAATCGACACTTCATACGGAATTTATTCTACAAATTATGAACAAAATTTTGTATACTATAAACTATACACTAACGCAATACAGGAGTACAAATGAAAGCGTATACGGGAACTTTTACCAAGGTGGATGGTAGCAAACGAACAATGAATTTTGTTCGCTTGACAGACTTGCCAGACAGCTTCCTCGCCGCGCAAATTAAGGGGCGAAATCTCTCAGAAACACGAATTCGAGCCAAGGCTAGGATGGTTGCTGAGGGGAAGGAGACTGTATGGGATCTAGAGAAGAACACGTTTCGTATTTTTAACTGGAAAACGACCACCGGTGAGGTTACAGAAATCGAGATCGAAAATAAAAACTTTTTTGAAAATAATACTTGACTTTTATATAAAGCGGTGTTATATTTAATAACAGAGGATCGGAATATTTGCCGATTCTACTATAGCCAAGAGCAAAAAGGAGAAAAGACTAATGGCAATTGATATGAAGGCTATGCGCGCCAAGTTAAGCGCACTCAAGAACGGGGGTCAGAGGAACACTTTCTGGCGCCCACAGGATGGGGATCAGACGATCCGCATTGTTACCCCGGAAGACGGAGATCCCTTTAAGGACTACTTCTTCCACTATAACGTGGGCAACAATAGTGGGTTTTTGTGCCCAAAGAGAAACTACGGAGATGACTGCGCAGTTTGCAACTTTGTTCGTGCCCTTTATGATGAAGGCACGGAGGAATCTGTAAAGATGGCAAAGTCCCTCACAGCCCGTCAGCGTTTCTTCAGTCCCGTCGTTGTACGTGGCGAGGAGAAGGAAGGGGTCCGCATTTGGGGTTATGGCAAGACCGCATATGAGACTCTTCTGAATCTGGTCCTTAACCCAGATTACGGTGATATCACCGATGTTGATGAGGGCACAGATCTTTCCGTTAACTACGGAAAGCCCGCCGGAGCTTCGTTCCCGCAAACGAAGATCCAACCTCGCCGTCGCACTAGTGCACTTGCGGATTCACCAGAGTTCGTGGCTGAGTTACTCAGCAATATTCCTGAGTTTGAAAGTCTCTTTGAAAAGAAGAGCACACAGGATGTTGAAGGACTCCTAGACGCTTTTTTGTCTGACGATGAAGATGTTGAAGAGCGCTCTAGTGAAACTGTTCGCTACACTTCAAAGAGTGAAACCTCAAGTGTTGATGAAGCGTTTGACTCGCTTCTAGCTTAACGACAGCGCCCACAGGGAGGCACAGGGTTATCAGGTGCCTCACCCTTTATAGTAAATAGTATTGTAATTACCAATTTTATGTCAGGGTAGAGCAGTTGGTAGCTCGTCGGGCTCATAACCCGGAGGTCGGTGGTTCAAATCCACCCCCTGCTTCCATTTTTTTAAGGCCGGAGATAACATGTTTAAGAAAATCGCAATTTTGATTATGCTCACCCTCACCGCCAGCAGTACTGCTATGGCTGCCGGGTTTGAAGCCGACACAAAGTTAACACGCGCTGAGGCAGTCAGTGGCTTGCACTTGCACCATCATCATCCACCTCCACCAAAGCCTCGTCCACATCGAGTACCGCCACCGAAATACGTGGCGCCAGTGGTTACTGCCGCAGTCGTCTTGGCTGTGGGAGCAATTATCCTTGTGGATTCGCTCAATCACCACCCAACACACGCTCACGTACATTAGGAAATGCTTAGAATGGCGAAAAGAAAGAAGAGTGGCGCCGGCAAGATGTCTATTGCCGATATGCGTTCAATTATCAACAAAAAGGCTGGAATGGAAGTCGCCCACAGCCTAGCCGGTGAGAATCCAACCGAAGTAAAAGATTGGATTCCCACCGGTTCTCGTTGGCTGGATTCAATTATTGCCCGGGGCAAACGAGCCGGGATCCCCGTAGGCAAGGTCACGGAGATCGCAGGTCTCGAAGCTTCTGGCAAGTCTTTCTTGGCTGCACAAGTTGCCGCCAACGCGCAGAAGATGGGCATCGACGTAATCTATTTTGATTCTGAGTCTGCCATCGACCCAATGTTTTTGACACGGGCAGGGTGTGATATTAATGATCTTCTATATGTTCAAGCCTCTTCTGTTGAGTTTGTTCTGGAGACTATCGAAGATTTGCTGGCCAATAATGAGAACAGGATGCTTTTCATCTGGGACTCTCTAGCACTGACGCCGGCGGTATCGGACGTTGAAGGCGACTTTAACCCACAATCTTCTATGGCTATGAAGGCGCGCATTCTCGCCAAGGGCATGAGTAAACTAACAGTTCCGATTGCCAACTCGCAGTCGACGTTTTTGGTCCTGAATCAGCTTAAGTCTAATATTACGCGCTCACCATCTGAAGCCCTTGTTACGCCTTATATGACACCGGGCGGCAAGGCTATGATTTACGCCTATTCGCTTCGGATTTGGCTAACTCGCCGGAAGGCAAAAGCCAGCTTTATTACAGACGACAAGGGGTTCCGCATCGGTTCAGAAGTAAAGGTAAAGTTGGAGAAATCACGCTTTGGAACACAGGGCCGTCAGTGCAACTTCAAAATTTTGTGGGGCACGGAAGATGTTGGTGTGCAAGACCGGGAATCATGGTTTGAAGCCATCAAGGGATCAGAACATATCAAGCAGGCCGGCGCATGGTTTACACTAATGTACGCTGACGGCACCGAAGAACGTTTTCAGGCGTCAAAGTGGGCGAAAAAGCTAGAAAATGAGAAGTTCCTTGCTAGGGTAGAAGAGCTTATGGATATCGAAGTTGTGAGAAAATTCGATGCACGCGAAGGCACTGCCGAAGAATTTTACGGGGAAAAAGAAGAAAATTAAAAAAAACACTTGACTACTTATTGCAAAAGTGTTATATTATTAATACAAAAGGAGAAAAAATGAGATTTTCATTAGTAGCACTGCTTGCGCTCCTAACTAGCGGCTGCGCAGCGCATGCCCATCGACCCGTTTCTACGGTATATGTGGCAACCCCGCCTCCCACAACGAAGGTTGTGTATGTGGCGCCATCCCCGACAATCCGATACCACTACGTGTATACAAACAGTACTTGGGTCCGTCGCACAGGCGCACCACCTGCAGGATCGCGGTATCATGCTCATCCAAGGCACAGTCACAGTGTGATTGTTCACCGTTCAACCAGCCCTAGGGCTAGCCACGGACACCAACCTCGTGCAAAGAGCACAACGAAGGTTGTCCGCCGCTCTACACGATAACCAAGAGGTGTATATGCGCCACATCAGCGCTCTTTTCACGGCAGCTATTTTTTCAGGTTGTACTTTCCATGCCGACGCAGACGGCTGGATTTCACCCGGATACCCAGAAGACACCGGTACGACAATTGTCGATACCAGCGGCCATTCTGGCAATCATTCTATGATCGTCGATACATACGCCGAATGCTGGCTTATGCAGAACAACACTAATGGAGAGTATGGTTGGTACTTTGAAGCAGTGGTGGACTACGCCAACCATCACTTGGAGGCAATTGACGAGGTGTGGGTTGATGTCTACGACGGCGGAGGCCTTCTATTTTCTCAACTGATGTACGACGAGGTTGACTACGAAGCTTGGCTCCGACCACCTGCAGCAGCAACTTTCGGATATCAGACCGACGAGTTGGACGGTGTGTTCATGTACGCAAATGTTGAACAAAATGTAAACCTTAAGTGCAACTCTAACATCCCTTATGATGTGTATACTACGGTTTATGATATTTATGGGAATTACGAAACAACTGTAGAATATCTTTAAACTACTGCTTGACTCAGGCCCCTGTATCTGTTATATTATATGATATAGGGGCCTTTGTGTATATAAGGAGAAGACTGTGAATATCGGAATAGACTTTCATGATACAATTTCGTATGCACCCGAGTTTTTTAAAAAACTGATCAGAGATTGGCGCGGAAATGTTTATATTGTAACTGGTACCCCGCCTTCAAAGTCGAACGAACTAATCCGAGATTTAGAAAAATATGGTTTCACTCCAGATGATTTCAAAGGCATTCTTATGGGCTTTGAATACGACAAGAATAAAATGAACTTGTCACACTTCAGGAAGATGGCTAAACACAAACTAAAACTCTTGCAAGAAAACGATATTCGGGTTTATTTCGACGATAATCCTTTTTATGTAGACTATGTTAGAGACCACGGCATAGTCGCTATGCAGCCAATTTTGAATAAAGAGTACCTTGCACGCTTCGAAGAAGCCGACCCCTTTTTTACTTGTAACCTTCAAAAGATGCAATTCGATTATCTAGAGGATCTGGAAAATGATACCATGGTCCGATCAAAACACGAATGAGGCTTGTAGATTGCGAAACTCCAGAAGTAAAACACTTAAAGGTGGGAGACTTAGTAACCTTTGACCCAAAACACTGCGGCCCCGAGTGGGCCGAAAAGATTGCAATTATTCTCGATATTGACATGGATATGTTGACACTTTGGTGCGAATATGATATATTTGATAGACAACCATGGTGGGCCGTAACCATATTAAGCAAGGCAACAAATGAAACGAGTATTGATTATTGACGCACTAAATATGTTTTTTAGAGCGTACATTGTAGACCCAAGTCTTTCCACTAACGGCCAACCCATTGGTGGTCTTAAAGGCTTTCTTAAGATTTTGCAGAAGCAGATCCGCGAGACAAAGCCAGACGAAGTGGTGATTGCTTGGGACGGCCAAGGTGGTTCCCGCAAGCGTAAGTCGGTTAACAAGAATTACAAAGAAGGACGCAAGCCAATACGTTTGAATCGTTCCATTCGGAACATGACCGAGAACGAAGAAATGGAAAACAAGGTGTGGCAACAAACACGCCTATTCGACTATCTAAACGAGATGCCGATCTCTCAGGTGGTCTTGCCAGAGGTGGAGGCTGATGACGTGATTGCCGCTGTAAAGATTCTCGATTATTATCGCGGCTGGCAAAAGGTTATCGTTTCCAGCGATAAAGACTTTCTGCAATTGTGCGATCACGAAACCGTTTTGTTTCGTCCAATTCAGAAGGTGGTGATGAACCGAAATGATGTTGTGGAAGAATATGGAATCCACCCAGAGAATATGGCCCTCGCCCGCGCTATCGTTGGTGACAAGTCGGACAACTTGGCTGGCATTTCTGGCATTGGTTTGAAAACTGTTGCTAAGAGATTTCCATTTTTGGCAAACGAGGAAAATTGTACAATCGATAACTTGATTGAACACTGCGAAAACCACGAAGAATCAAGCTTGAAGGTATACACTTCGATTGTTGAAAATAGAGAACTAATTGAGGAAAACTATAAGCTTATGCAGCTTTATGTTCCATCGATTTCCGTACAGGGAAGACAGAAGGTAAAGTACGCCGTAGAAAACTCCGAAAAGAGCTTTAATCAAACAGAAATTAATGTTATGATGCTACAAGATGGTATGGGAGTCTGGGATTGGACGACCCTATTTACCACCATGAAACGAATCGTAGCAAACTCAAAGGAATAGGGGCGCCCAATGGAAGAAAAGGTGGATTTCGGCCGCTACGGTAAGAGGTTTCAAGAGGGACTGTGCCAGCTGGTTTTGCAAGATAGGCCCTTTGCTGATCGTATCACTGAAGTGCTGGATTTAAACTTTTTGGAACTGGCATATTTGCAGACTTTCGTTAAGAAGATTGTAGAATATCGTGACAAGTATGGTGTTCACCCCGAATACGAAACCATGCTTACGATCTTGCGAACCGAAATAGAAGACGAGCCAGAAGTTGTCCAAAAGCAAGTACGCAGCTTCTTTGCGCGCATTCACAAGTCCGACGTTGAAGGGCCAGAGTATATCAAAGAAATTTCTCTAGATTTTTGCAGGAAGCAGAAATTGAAAGAAGCTATGTTGGAATCTGTGAAGCTTCTGAAGTCATCCTCATATGATGAGATTTCGCAAGTTATCAACGAGGCTCTTAAGCTCGGATCTGACAATAATTTTGGATATGACTATGTTGCTGATTTCGAGGAACGCTTTAAGTTTAAGGCCCGGGATCCGATCTCAACAGGCTGGGCCGAGATCGACGCGATCTGTAAGACCGGTCTCGGCAAGGGCGAACTGGGCGTCGTCATTGCTCCCACGGGTACTGGAAAGTCGATGGTATTGGTACATTTAGGCGCGGAAGCCTTACGACAAGGCAAAACGGTAGTGCAGTATACATTGGAACTTCAGGACACAACCATCGCCACGCGCTATGATAGCTGCTTAACCAACATCCCACTAGATGAACTAGTGGGGTTCAAGGAAGAGATCTTTGAATTGGTTCAAGATATCGAAGGGAAGTTAATTATTAAGGAATACCCGACAAAATCAGCCTCTCTTAAGACGATTAACAACCATCTCGATGGCCTGAAGAAGAGAGATATTGATGTTGATGTGGTAATCGTTGATTATGCAGATCTTTTGCGACCAATTAATTCTCAAAGAGAGAAAAGAATGGAACTGGAGGCTATTTACGAAGGACTACGCGCAATTGCACAAGAGCGCAAATGCGCAGTATGGACGGCCTCGCAGACAAATCGCGGAGGTCTGAACGCAGAGGTGATTACAATGGAGTCAATTTCAGAGGCTTTTAACAAGTGTTTTGTTGCAGACTTTATTTTTTCGGTTTCTCGCACAGTGCAAGACAAGGCCACCAATAGTGGGCGAGTATTCATTGCAAAAAACAGAAATGGCCCTGATGGTTTGATTTATCCTATATACATGGATACTAGCAGAGTCAAGATAAAAGTATTTCCCAGCCAAAACGAAACCATTGAGGGCATCGCTGCCGTATCAGCTAAAGAACAGCAACAGTCTCTAAAGGACAAGTACAAAAAATTTAAAAGGAAAGATTAATACAATGAGAGAGAACACAACAGTTAGAAAATTCCGGCTCTCCGATACTTTTATCGAGCCGTACAAAACAGCAGAGGTGCCGTGGGGCCCTTTAGGTTATGTAACCTTTAAAAGAACCTATTCGCGGCGCCTAGATGAATTTGATTCAAGTGCCACGGGGACTGAAGAGTGGTGGCAGACATGTCGACGTGTCATAGAGGGCATGTTTACAATCCAGAAGCGCCATGTTTATATGCTCGGATTAGAATGGAACGACGCCAAAGCCCAGCGAACGGCAAAAGACGCCTACGATAGACTCTTTAGTCTTAAGTGGACCCCTCCCGGCCGTGGCCTGTGGATGATGGGCACAGATTTCGTTGAAACTCGCACTGGCGCTGGCTTGTTCAACTGCGCATTTCGTTCCACCAAGGAACTCTCGTCAAAGGGTGGATACCTTTTTAAGTGGATTATGGACGCTTTGATGGTAGGCATTGGTGTGGGTTTCGACACGCTCGGCGCCGGTTCAGTTACGATCAAGGAGCCAACATGGACAGACGAGATTTATCACATCGCAGATTCCAGAGAAGGTTGGGTCGAGAGTGTTGGCATACTCCTCAATGGTTACTTTTTCGGAGAAAAGGTACCAGAGTTTGACTATTCGCGAATCCGCCCTCTTGGCGCCAAGATACGCGGCTTTGGAGGCACCTCCTCCGGTCCCGCACCGCTCATCGAAC